GTCCAAATCACGAATGAGCAAATGGCCGCCTTGCTCGTCGTCGCGGATCAATACGGCTTGAATCCGTTCACGAAGGAAATTTTCGCCTTCGAGGACAAGGGGGCAATCGTCCCGGTCGTCTCGGTCGACGGATGGGGCCGGATCATTAACTCGAACGAGCAATTCAACGGGGTCGAGTTCCGCTACTCCGAGGAGAAGACGACGCCGCAGGGGGGCAAAGAGTGTCCCGAATGGTGCGAGGTCGTGATCTACCGGAAGGACCGCGAGCGGCCGACGGTCGTGCGCGAGTACCTCGACGAGGTTTACCGGGCGCCCTTCAAGGGCCGCTCGAAGTACAAGGAAGGGGAAACCTACGATATCGCCGGGCCGTGGCAAAGCCATACGAAGCGGATGCTCCGTCACAAAACCCTGATTCAGGGTGCCCGACTCGCGTTCGGCTTCGCCGGCATCTATGACGAGGACGAGGCCCATCGGGTGATTGAGGCCCATGCGGTCGACGTCACGCCGCAGCCGGCCGCCCTCGCGGCGCCCCGGGATGCCTCGGAGAAGGTCGCAGTCGTGAAGGACAGGCTCAAGGCTGCGGCGGCCGCCTCTGCGGCGCCGGTAGCCGCCCCCGAGGCGCCTGCGCCTTCTGGCGGGCCTGAGAATGGCTCCGGCGAGATTTCCGCCGAGGAACTCGCGGCCATGCGCGAGGCCGACCGCAAGCTCGTCGAGGACGACGAAATCCCCTACTGAGCCGGCGGGGGAGTCGGGCCGCTCGGCCCGGCTCTCCCGTTGTGTGCTACGCTAGGCCCTTTCCACTACGGAGGGTTTTCGCATGTCTGCCGCTGCCTCGACTCCAATCGACCGGGGTGTCCCGCTGCCCGGGGTGAAGTATCCGCTCCGGCAACTGGAACCGGGCGACTCGTTCCGCGTCCCGTACACTCGCGCCGCGCAGTCGTGCGCGCATTCGCTCGCTCGCCGGGCGCAAGTGCAGATTTCGACGCGGAAGGAAGGCGACTTCCTGCGCGTTTGGCGCGTCGCATGACCTTCGGGGAAGCGTTTGTCCTCGGGGCCGGCTTCGCGGCCGGGGTGTTCGCCTTCGTCCTCGCTGCGGCCTTCCTGCTCGGTTTGCTCGTCGTCGGCGGGCGCCGCTAGAATCAAACCTCGCCCCTCGGGGCGCCGGCAAGCCATGAGAGCCGGGCGGGCTAGACCCTCGCGCATCCGTGGCAGCCTGAGCGGGGGAATAAGATGTTCTCATCCTCCGCCGCCGGCTCAGGCCGTGCGCCCGGCCGTAACCCGGGCAAATCCCTTTGTGTTCGGCAGCGCACTAACTAGCAAAAACAGATTGCGCTAGAATCGGCACGCCTCCGGGGTGAAACCCCTTCGCGTCACTCCCCCAAGGGCAAACCCCCCTCTCGCTCCGTCAGGTTAGGCCGCCGAGGCGGAGCGAGGGGGGACTCTGTCAGGATCGCCCGCGTTTCCGCGGGGCAGGCTGCCTCCGGGCCGTGACGACGACCTCCTCGCCCGGGGCGAGGTAGGCCTCGACACAAACCTTTACCCTGCGACGACCTCGACTCCCGTCACCTTGCCCGGGGCCACAAGGTCCAAAGGGACGTTCTCGACCTCGGCGAAGTCGCCTTCGTTGCCGGCGGCATCGTAGCCGGTGACGGCAAAGTCGTAGACGCCCTCGGGCAGGGCCGCGAGTTCCGGCTGCGAGTTGAGGAAGATGAAATGCTTCCCGTCGGCGTCGACGGCCGGCTTGCCGACGTTCACGTTCGGCGACTCGTAGGTGAATTGCATCCCCTCGACGTGCGGACCGAAATAGACGCGGAAACCGTCGACCCCTTCGAGCGGGTCCCAACGGAGTTTGCGAGAGACAATCTTCGGCATAAACCTTCTCCTCAGAAAATAAATTGCGACACTAATTAACGCCAATCCCGCCAACAGGAGGAATGAAGACATAGACCCACCATCCGCGAGGATTGCTTCCTACGCTACCGGAACATCCCGCGAGGGTTGTTTCGCAAGCGCTCGAACCGACTTCGGAACATTGCGCGCCGGCGCAAAGAGAGGCTTCGAAAACCCAATGCCCGGCCTTCGAGAGCCGCACGTCGGGTTTGCAGAATACGCCGGCCTCTGCGCTACTCGCGACCCATTGCGAGCGCGGGAAGTCCGGCAGGGTTTCGCGGGGGCCGCCCTCGACCCGATAGCGGGTGAAGACGATTCGATCCGCGGCCGCGTCGTCGCGCCAACAAAGCGCGAAGGACTTCGAGGTTGCAACCGTGAAGGTCGCGAGCGGCGAAGGCGCGAGGGTTTGCGGCAGCGTGACGCGAGGCGGCGCGGTTTGAGCGACGGCCGAGGACGCGAGAAGCGCGAGACAGAGTGCCCGAATCTTCATCCGACGATAGGCCCCCCGCCCATGAAATTTGTCGAGCCGGTCGTCGTCGTGAAAGCGTTGACCATGCCCGCTTGCTGCGCGAGCCATGAGGCCGTGTTGACGTTCGGGTTTTGAAAGTCGCCGGCCGCTTGAGCCGCCGGAATATTTTTCGAGACGGGCGACCATGTATAGGCCGGACGATCATAGTTTGCCATGCGTCATTCCCAAATGGTGCAGGCGACGAAGTTTGCGTTGTCGGTTGCATTGGCGCCCGCGGCGCCCGCGCTTCCTACCGAGGCGCCCCATGACATGAAGGTCCGCGTCTCTCCATTGAAGGCCGTCGCGGTGAACGAGGTCGGGTTTGTCGTGAACTCGCTTTTTTGCACGGTGAAACTCGACCATCGTTGCCGCACGTCGGGCAGATTGTACCAATGCGGATAGAGTTGCTTGTCCCCGTTGAGGCGTGCCGTGTTTGCGGGCAAGGCCGGGACGAGGCAATAGGAATTGTTGGCCGTGTAATTGACCGGGGTGCCGGCATAGCGCCACGCAAACGCCCGGAAATAGTTGCCGAAACCTCGGTAAAGAAACGATCCGCCTTGCGCGTCATAGGTGCCATTGGCAAGGCGCGAGCGCTCAAACGAAACCGCAAACCGATGATTGTAGGCCGTCGAGTCGTCCCCGTACCCGTCACCGAAGAAAAGCGCTCCGTCTTTGTGGCATCCGTGCGCTTGCAGCGACGAGCCTCGGGGGTTGTTCGTGGCGCCAAAAGTGATTGCCGTCGAAAGGTTCCCGGTGAGGGTGCCCGACCCGTTCGACCCCTGCCCGAATTGCATCGTGTAGGCAACGCCGGCGACGTTCGAGCCGCCGCGGCCGAGGGTTAGCTTGAAAAAAATTGGGTCGGCGCCCTGCCGAGAATCGTTGAGCCGCCAAACGAGATAACCCCAACTGACGGCCCATGCCGGCAGCGAGCCGGGGACAAGTTGCCCCGTGTCCGCGGTTTGCACGCAACCGCAGCCGGCGAGCGTGTCAATGATCGCTTGAACCCATGCGTTCAACTGCGCGACCGTCGGAGAAACCGAAACGGCCGGCCATGTGTATGCGGCAGAAGTGAAGGTCGCCATTGCTTATTCCCAAATGAAGACGCAGCGATAGGCCGACGTCCCGCCGCTCGTTTCGGCTTTCGGTGCGCCGAGGTTGCCGCCGCTCAAGACGGTCCGCGAAACCCCGTGCAAAATCGTCGCGGTGAACGAGGCCGGAGGCGCAGCGAAGTCGACGTTATTCACGCTGCATTGATGCCACATTTGCCGGACGTCCGGGTCCGCGTAGAAGTGCGGATAGAGTTGCTTGTCGCCATTGAGCAAGGCCGAGTCGGTCGGGATGCCGGGGACAATGCAATAGTGCGAGGTCGCGGTTTGCGAAAATTGATTGTTGAGCGTGCGGGTGAAACTGACGGACCCCGCGGTATTCCCGTGCCCGTCCCAATGCGTGATGATATTTCCGAGGGAGTCGAAACTTCCGGCGACGTCCTTCGTGCGCGCAATCGTGAAGGCCCATTCTGGGAAGCCGACGACGTTATTGTTAGGCGCCCCGAGGAATCCGAAAAACCCTTCCGAGTGAGTCGCGTAATACTGGCATGCGGTGATTGTTCCGTTCGTGCCGGTGTATGAGCCGCCGAAACGACAAAGGTTTGAGACTTGCCCGGTGAGCGTGCCGGCGCCATTCGTGCCGGTGCCCGTCGAGACGCGGAGGCATGTATAGCTTTGCCCGTCGCCGCTGCCGAATTCGACCTTGATGAAAAGCGGGTCGGTGCCCTGCCGCGAATCGTTGAAGCGATAGATTCGATAGCCGGAATAATTGTTTACCGCCGGGACGCTCGCGATTGCCGAAATGTCGAGTTGCCCGGTGTCGGACGTTTGAATCAGGCCGGCGCCGATAAAAGCATCGTGCGCGGTTTGGAGGCGCAACTGATAGGTCGCGACGCTTGGGGTCGTTGCGTTCGTGTTGCCCCAATCGAAACCGGAAGTCACGAAGGTCGTCACGTTTGCGCCTCGTCAAGTTCAAGCTGCAAAGAGAGGTTCGTCAGGTTCGAAATGCTCTCAATCTGAAACGTCAGGACGTCGCCGGCATTGACTGCGGTCGTCCATCCGGTGAGCGTCGTGTCGGCTGCGGTGCGTGCCGAGGATAGCGTCGGCTTCGCGCTCGCGACAATGCTCGACCCGTCGCTCCCGCCGCCCCATCCGGCGAAGGTGTTTTTGTAGATATTCACGACGCAGCTACCCGCGGCCGTGCCGCCGAGGAGGCGCGAGGCCTTGATCGTTGCCGCCCGCGGGAAATGAACTGAGACTTTGTTGACGGCCGTCGAGAGGTTGCCCGAGGCCGCGAACCACTGTGCCCCCCGGATGATCTTTCGCGGGGCCGTGCCGGCGACGACGCGGACGAGAAGGCTTGCGTAGACCTCGACGTTGCCGGATGCGGCCGCCGAGCCGAGTCCGTTCGTTGCCTGAGCGTTTGCGGTGTAGTGCCGAAGCTCGAAAACCTTCGTCGACGTGATCGTGATTTGCCCCATGACGACGGAGTCGTTCGACCCGTCCGTCGAGGAGGTTTGACGCGAGCGGGCCGTCGTGCCGAGGAGCGCGATTGCTGCGTCGGTGACGTTGTAAAGATAGGCCTGATGCCCTTCGCATTGATGCCCCGGAGCGCGGGCGAAGACGTCATAGGTTCCGGCCGGCAGCGTGATTTGATTCGAGGCGAGCGAGGCGCCCGTGATCGTGTTGAGGACCGTCGTGTTGAGGGTGCGGGTTTGCACGCCTGCGGAACTCGCGCCGCCGAAAGTGCCCGAGGCTTTCTCGTCGCGCACATGCAGGACGCCCGGATCGTTGAGGACGACCGTCGTGCCGAGTCGGTGAATCTGCAACCGCGGGAGCGATACCGTTGTCGCGGTCGTGAGCGTGCTGCCCGAATTTTGATAAGCAATCATGCGGACGTAGTCGCCCGCCGCTAGGTAAAGCTCCGCGGTCGTGTGCAGGAAAGAAATCGAAGCGCTGAATCCGCCGGCCCCCTGCATTCCGTAGCGTGTCGCGCCGGCGTTGACCTGAATTGAAAGGCGCCGGAGGTTCGTGACGTTCGGCGAAAACCCCATGCTCCCCGTGATTGCATACCATCCAGACCGGGTAACGGTGAGCCGGTCATTATTGGTTCCGAGGTTTGCGTAACCCGCGTCGTCGCGGACTTCGGTGTCGAAGGTGATTGCGACCTCGACAGAGTCGGCGAGGTTTTGCGCCGCGCCATTGTTGACGACCTCGGCCCCATCGTCCGGCGCAATCGACGGGGTTTGATTCGCCCATTTGATGCCGCCCGAAGCGGCCGGGTCCGGGGTTATGAATTGCCCGGGAAGGCCGACCGGGAGACGTTCGTCGACCGAGGCGCCGCGGACGATGAGGTCGCCCTTCGTCGTCGTCGGAGAAGACGAGCCTCCGCCGCTTCCCGTGCCTCCTATGACGCGCCAACGGGAGGACGTGGCATCGTATTGCAGCAATGTCGATTGATCGGCGTTGAGCGTGACGTCGGCATTGAGCGCAAAGCGGTTTGCGGCCGTGCTGCTCGCCGATTCGTCTTTGAGGATGACGGCAAGCGTGCCGACGTTGTGCAGGAGGAGGAGTTGCCCTCCGGCGCCGGCCGCGAGTCCGGTGATATTGCGGGCGACGCCCGTTGCCGAAACCCGCACGCCCGAGGACGTCAGGAGGCCGGTCGGTGAGTAGTCATTGACGTCGGCGCCGAGGGCCGCCGGCGAAATCGACGTGCCGAAGATGACCTTCCCCGAGGTTTGGATCGGGGTGTAGGGGACCGCGGTGCCGCCGGTGACGGTTTGGACCTGAGTGCCGGTCGACGTGTCGGTGACGACCGTGCCCGGGACGACGGTCGAGAAAATCCATGCCGCGTCTTCCTCGTCCCAAGTCGCGACTTCGCCGACATGCCCCGCCCATGCCCCGGTCGCGCCCGTAGGGACGAGATAGGACGCCCCATCGGCCGGACTGCCCGGCGGGGCCGTGAGCGTCGAGGAGACGACGGAGGGGCCGGAGGAATCGTTTTCCTCGTCGACGGTCGTGTCCGCGGGCGGAGTGCCCGGCGCCGGCTGCGACGTATAGATCGCGAGGGCCTGCGCGTAAATGTCCTCGACGGCCTCGACCTCAAGCTCGCCATTCGCGAGCGTGCCCTGCCGAATACGCAAGACGCGGACGACGATTTCCGCGATGCCGAGGGCCGGCCATGAAATCTTGAAGACGTCGGCTTTTTTCGTCGCCCACAAATCGCGGTTGACGGTGAAGGTGATTTTCCCGAGAGGCGTCGAGCGCGCCCCGAGTTCGCGAATCGCGACCTTCTGCGCGATGACTGCGTCGGTGATTCCCGGGAAGTCGACCTTCGTTGCGACGCGCACGCCTTGCGCCTTCACGTTCGCGAGGTCGTGAACCGTGACCGACGTATCCTTGAGCGTCGTGCCGTCCGTGAAACCTAGCGTGAGTTCGTTGACCGTCTCGCCCCATCCCTGCCGCGAGTAGGACGTGACGCGGGAGATTGTCTCGGGGCCGTAAACCGGCAGCGTCCCGGCATCGTAGTCGCCGCGGATGAGTTTGATTCGATACTTGCCCGTCGTGCGGTCAAAGGCGAGGGCCGCCGAAATGTGATTGATGACCTCGGAAAGAAAATCCTCAATGGTCGTCTGCTGATTCCACATGAGCGAGAGGCCGAAACCTTCGCTATAGAGGAGGTCGGCCGCCTCGGTGAACGAGGTCGCGTCGAGCCGGTCGGCCGGGAGGCCCATGCCCCATTCGGTGTCCGTCAGGGTTTGATAGATGATGTGCGCCGGATTCATGCCGGAGCCGATAGCCGCCTTCGCTGAGTACCAAACCGAATCATTGAGCCATCCCTTCGCGATTCGCTTGACCGTGAAGGCGAAGGGTTTTGCGTAAGCCGACGTTCCGATATAGCAACCGACGGGAATCGGATTGCCGAAGAACGGGTCGACCGTCTCGGGCCACAATTGGCTATGAGCGACGATGCCGAAAACGCCGCGGTAGGCCGGTTGAGGCGTGCCGATTTGCGCCTCTAGGAAATCGTTCGGAGTCTGCGTCGGGCCGCCGAAGCAAGCGTCAAAGCCGCCGGTGATTCCGCCTTCGCGCTTCGTTCCGCCGAAAAGTTTCGGCTGCGAAATCTGAATCGTTGAGTTTGAAGTGACGGACCCGGTCCAAGCGTTTTTGTCGCCGACGTCGATTCGGGTGATTGCGTCAATCGGGCCGTGACAGATTCCGAAGTGAAAGCCGATGTAGTATTTGTAACCGATGGTCGTCGACGAAAAGAGGCTTTTCTTTTTCATGGCTTTCGCTTTGAGCGAGCCATACCAAAGAACATTCGGCCCCGTGACTCTCACGGTCCCGAAGACGACGGGAACCGGGCGCCCTTCCTCTGCCGTCGGAATGTCGAAGTCGTCGAGCGACGCCGGGCGCGGCTTCGGAGGTTTCGGCGCGAGCGCAATCGAAACCGCGAGCGCGATGATGAGATAAACCCAAGTGTACGGGTCCATTGTCGGCCCTTAGAAGACGTTTGTTCCGGCGAACGGGTTTTTCGAGGGCACGAAAGGAAACCCCCCGTAGTTCGCGGAGTTTGAAAATTTCGAGTTGCACGTCGCGAGCGAGTGATCGCAGCCGGCCCAAATCGAAACGGACTGCCCGGCGACAAGGCCGACGACCGGATGCGTGAGCGTGACCGTGTCCCCGATATGCGACTTGATGCCTCGCCGCTCGTAGCGGCCCGGCGAAGATTCCCATTCGATCATGCCGCCGGAGAAGTACCCGTCCGGCTGCGCGTCAATGGCGATTGCGGAGACTGCGGCGCCCGTGACGGTCGCAAGCGTGATCGTCGACTTGTAGGCCGTGTCGGTGATTTTGCAGGCCGACCCATAGAGGACATGCGGGCACATTCTCTGATAGAGGCGCCGCAGGCCCGGTCGCTTGAGGGCCGTGTAAATCGACTCGCAAGTGAGGTCGGCAATCGCGCCCTTCCATTCGCAGTTGAGGACGCGCCCGGTCCAGAAAAGTTTCCGCTCGACCGTCGCGTCGTCATAGTGGAAGCGATAGATATTGACGAGAATGACCTCGCTCGGGGGCGCGACCCGGAACTCGTCGGCAATGGCTGCGTCCCGCGGAACGGTGATCGTGATTCCGTCCTTCGGAATGTCGGCCGACTCCTCGACGTCGCTGCGCGCAATCTGCACGGCATCATAGGTTTTCGTCAGGTAAATCTGATCGTCGGGCGCGGACGTGTACCGATAAACCGTCGGCCCGACCTCGAATTCGAAATGCTCAATCGGTGCGCCCGATTGAATGCTTGTTTCTTCTGCCGCGAAACTCATGCGCTATTCCTTGGGGCGCGGAAGATCGTCGAGGAGGCTGCGGCCTCGCCGGTGTAATGCGCGATTTCGACGGAGTCGGAGTCGAGCCGGCAAAGAGCCATCCATGAGATTTGCGCGAAGTCCGAGGGTTGATACAGGACGCCGAGGGCCGAGTCGATTGTCAGTCGCTCGGTCGTCGCGTCGACCTCGACATAGGCCGAGGTCCGGCGATAGTAGACCGTCCCGTTTTTCATTTCGATCCGAATGTCGCGCCGATGCACGCCGGCGGCCGCGTAGGACTTGAGGCCCGCGACTTCGACGTCGAGGTTGACGGCCGAGGCGCCGACCGTCGTGACGACTTTGAGGTCGTCCGAGAAGGACGGCAGCCAAATCGCTTTCTGCCGGCCGCGCCGGGCAAAGAGCCATCGGCGGAAACCCTCGGTCCCCGCCCGCGTCGTGAAAAACCATTTGTAGGACGTGACCGGCTCGGCAAGTCCCGACTCGTCTTCAATGAGCGGGGCCGAAAAGCCGAGGTCGATTTCGACGATTTTCCTCTGATAGTCGACGCTCGGGTCCGCGGCCCAATCGGGTTTCGAGGTTTGGACGGGATAGGAGCGATACAGGGTTTCGCTCGCGGGGGTGCGCCTGAGCGGTTCCTCGCAACGGAAAGCGACCCGGCCATAGACGTGCGCGCCGGTAAAGCGCGACATAGACGGGGTCCCCTGCATGCGGGCCGTGCGGACCGGATAGACGAGCGTCGGACCCTTGCCCCAAGTCCCGGTGAGCGCTCGCTTCGCGGTGATCGTCGTCGACGTGAGCGAAAGGATTTCGATTGCCTCGTAAACCTCCGGGGTGTCGAGCGTCGTGAGGACCGCGAGGCCGCCGACGTGAAAGTCGAGGTTGTCCGTCGGGCAATTGATCGTCACGTCCCCGGGCGCAGCGTCGGCCGTGAGTGCGACCCCTTGCGGCCATATCGGCAACGCCCAAACCCTCGGCGCCCAAGCATAGGCGACGTTTTCGAGAATGCGCTGCGTCCGCTCGCTCGCGTTGAAGGCGAAGTCCCAAAACCAACGGGCGGAGTCGCCGCGGAGCGCGAAGCGTTGCTCGCTGCCGTCATAGGCGCGAATCAGGTTCGTCGAAAATTCTATTCGCTCGACGATGGGGGTTTGCCAGTTCGGCGGCACAAACCATGAGACGACGCGCCGGCCGACGACGTCCATGAAGTAATCGCCGACGTCGAAAGTGAAGGTGTATTGCGCCTCAATCGTCGGCGGGCCGTCGGTCGAAATCGTGAGCGTGAAGTTTTGCGACTGCCACGGGGCGAAGGGAATCGGAGTCGGGACCGGCAAGCCAAGCGTCAAACCTTCGGTGCCCGTCTCGGACTGCCCCGTCATGGTCCTCGGGTCGAAATAGGTCGAGAAGATTTCGAAGTTCACGACCTGAGTCGACAGGAGGTTTCCCATGTCGAGGAAAGAATATTGGACGTGAATTTTGTTGAACCAGTCTTGCCAACCGAAAGAGCCGGTGCGGAAGCCGGTTTGCGCGACCGGGTATTCGTCGACCGGCTGCGTCGAGGCAAGCGTTCCCGAGGACGCATCGGCGAGCGTCGGGCGCCACGCCCGGACGATGCCCGTCGAGTTGCGACTACCGAGGCCCGGGTTGTCGTGCGAGTCGGCGAGGTTTGGTGACGCGCCGAGGATGCCCGTGAAGCTCGCCACGACTTAGGTCCGCTTGTATGCGTAGCCGAAGTAACCCGAAGACGGAGTCGTGCTGCTATTGCTTCCCCAAGTGTCGGTGCGCGAGACGGGCGGCCAGAGTTGAAAGTCGCTGCCGCCGATGTTCACGATTTCGCCCGGCGTATGGTTTCGCATGTTCGCGAGACGGAAGGCCGGGATTCGCCCCGCGATTGAGCGAAGGCTCGACGGGCGATTGATGAAAACCTCTGCCGGCCAAAGCGGGGTGCGAAGGTTCCATCGTTGATAGCCGACTTGCGAAAACCAATACATGAGGCCGTCCGACCGGAAGGTGCCCGGGCCGCGAGTCGAGGCCGTGTAGTCCCCGTCGTGCGTTTCGAGTTTCCAATTGTTCGTGAGGCCGTCGCAGTCCATCCAAGCGTGCCCGGTTTGCGCTGCGTTGATTTGATTCGAGTCGCAGATATATCGGTGATAGCTCGAATAGGGGTCGTTTGCCTCGGTCGACGAGCCGTTGTGCGACTGCGAGTTGAAGTAACTGCCGCCGGTCCATGAGCCGTATTTGATGAGGTCGCACGCGAGCCAATGGCGGAAAACCCCCGAGGAGATTTCGACGCAAGCCGCGAGAAGGTCCTTCCCGCCCTCGGTGAGCGCATAGAAATGGTATGCGGTGAACGGCCCGGCGCCGAGGTTGCAAGAGTGCGTCGTCCCCGAGTTGTTCGGCTGCGCGTTATACGCGAGCGAGCCATTGACCGAGAGGGCGCCGCGGGTGAAAAGCTCGTCCGAGTCGGTATTGAGGCCGCAGACGACTTGACCCTTCGAGAGGATGATTCCGCCGCCGCTCGCGGCCGTGTTCGTCCATCCGTTCGTGACGGCAAAGGTTGCGAGCTTCGTGAGAAGGTCCGCAGGAGAGGAAGCGACGCCGGTTTCGTATGCCATGCTCAGGCCTGCTTAATCGCGCAATAGGAATAGCGATTGGTCCGAAAGATGTTTTGAAAAACCCGGTAGGTGTCGCCGCTAATGGTGAGCGTGTCCTCGCTCGCGAGCGAAAAGCCGCTCGTCGCGAAGGCTCCGTCGACCTCCCCGTAGATATCCGCCGCGGGGTTTGCGCCATTGATGACGAGCGGGAGAGCCGGGTAACTGCCGTCGATATTGTCGCGAAGCTCGCGGAAGCGGGCATAGGTGTCCGAGTAGCCGCCCGAATAGGGGTGAATGTAATTCTGCCCCGACGGCCATGACTCGACGTTTGAGTTCTCGTAGAAATTCAGCATTTGAACCCAATTGCCCGACGGCAACAGGAGCGTCCCGCCATAACCCGGGTCCCAAAAGTTCCGCACGCCTTCATTGATCGTCGAGAAGCGAACCGCGGCATTCCACGGCATGCCGATATAGTAGGGAAGGCCGTATTCGCCGGCCGTGCCATAGGGCAGAAATTTCCCGAGGTAGCTTGCGGTGTAGACGGTCGAAATCTTCGTGACGATGATGACCCGCTGCCCGTTCGCGAAAAACCAATAGGGGATCGTCGAGTCCCATGTCGGATGAAACTTCGTGCCCGAGTGCCCGGGTTGCGCGAGGACGGAGAGGCCCGAGTCGTAAGACTGACTCATCCATCCATAGAGGCCGAAAGTGTCGGTGCCTGCGGACGTGTAGAGTTGAAAGCCGACGTGAATTTGCTCGGTGCCCGAGAGGCCGGGCGCCTGAAAAAACATCGTCTTCGGCGAAACGCCGGTGAAGTAAAGCTCGGTCCATCCCGGGCCGCCCGACCCCGTCGCCAGATTCAGGAAGGTCCTGAGCTTGTCGAAAAGGTCGTCGTGATTCGAGGCCGTGCCGGTTTCGTAAGACATTGCTTCACCTAAGAAGACGCTGAATCCCGCTCGCGTTGCGTTGAATCACGTTCATAATCGCACGCTCGCCGGAGGCCGACCCGAGAGCATCGGAAACCATGCTCGGGTCGAGGACGTTGATGATACGGATTCCGTTGCCGTCGGCGCCCCCGCCACTTTTCCCCCCGTTCGAAACGTGGCGCGGATCGTCCTTCGTGAGGACTTCCTCGCCCGCTTGGAGGATCGCAGGGACCTCGCCTTTTCGCACGCCCGCGATGCCGCCGGAGTGAAAGCGCGGAGCGCCGGCGAAGACGAGCGGGTTGACGTTGCGCTTGACCCCGCCCCACCCCGGGCCGACGACGCCTCCCGAGTGCGCGACCGCAGCGCTTCCGCCGCCGCCAAAGCTCGACATGATCGCTTTGACGGCCGCGAGTGCGTAGGCCTGAATAATCATTTGCGCGACCGCGAGGGCAAACTGCCGCGCCATGTCGCGGAAGGCCTCGCCGACCGACTTCGACCCGTCGACGAGAGACATGAAACCGTCGACGATAGAGTCGACCGCAGCGTCCTCGACCTGACTGAAAAAGTCAGACGTGACGACGCTCGCCTCCTCAAGTTTGAGCTTGTATTCGTCAATGAGTTTGATTGCTTCCTTGTCGCCCGACTTCTCCGCGAGAGCCTGCATTGCGGCAAGGTATTGCTTCAACTGCTCAATGCTTTTCTTCCTGATTTCCTGCAAATTGCGCTCGCCGGACGTCATGGAAATCGCGCCCGACTGCACTTGATTCGCGATGCTTTCCTCTGACGTCCGCAGCGATTCGAGCGTGCGGTCGAAATCTTGCTTGACCTGATCTAGTTCCGCGTCGAGCTTCGCCCGATTGATGAGGCCCTCGACGAGCGCGACGCCCGCCTTGTCGCCCTCGGCCTTCATGCGGGTGAGCGTGTCTTTGTACTTCGCTTCGATTTCGAGCGCGGCCGCCTCGGCTTCCTTGCCCTGATTTCGAAGGGCCTGAATTTCGAGTTCCTGCCGCGTCTCCGCGTATTGCTGCAAAATCGTCGTGCGGTCGGCCTCGGCCTGCTTGAGGACTTGCGTCTTCTGCGCTTCGAGGATTGCGAGTTGCGTGACGGCCGCATTTGCGCCCTCGCCGCCGGCCGCGAGTTTCTTTTTCTGCGAAGAAATTTCGAGGTCGATTAGCTTGAGTTCGAGGTCGGTGCGCTTCTGCAAATAGGCGTCGAGGCCGATGCCCGCGGCTGCGTAGAGGGTTTCGAGGTCCTTCAACGCCTGCTCGGTCGCCGCCTTCGTGACTTCGATTTCGTCGAGGACAGGGCCGGCCTTCGTGTTGCCGCCGCCGCCGCCTTTCTTGTCCTGCAATTTCGACTCGCGGGCCTTTGCCGCAGCATCCCGGGCCGCGGCGCCGGCCGCGAGGACCTTGTCGCGCTCGCCGAGGATGTATGCGATTGACTCGTCGCGGGCCTGCTCAATGCGGGCGATTTCCGCCTTCGCACCTTCGACCGCGGCCGAGATTGTCGTCTCGGTGAAAATGGCTTTGATTGCATTCTTCGCGAGTCGTGCGTTCGCGATGAGTTTGTCGACGACGGCCGCGACCTCGACGACCGCGAGTTGCACGAAGGTTTTCACGTTGATCGGCAATTGCGCGAAGGCCGACAGGAGGAATTGCCCGAGGGTTTGCGACTTGTCGCCGATGCCGCCGACGAGGTCGGAAATGATTCGGAAACCTTCGGCCGCCTCGGCTGCGAATTGACGCATGCCTTCGGCAAAGGTCGACACGAATTCGACAATCGAATCCGTCACTTCGGGCGAGGAGAGCCAATCGGCGAAGTCCGAGAAGATGCCGGCGAGGCCGCCCGTGCCGTTGACCGATTCGTTGACGATGCCGACGAGCCGCTTGAACGAGTTCGAAACCTTCGTGAGCGACTGCCCGACCGTCGTCGGAAGGACCGCAAACTCTTTCGCGATGACGTCCTTCTGATTCTGTAGGGATTCGATGACTTGCTCGCCGGTGAGCTTGCCGGCCTGCCCGAGGGCGCGCAGTTCGCCGCGAGTCTTCCCCATGCCGGCCGCGATTGCGTCGGCGAGGCGCGGGGTTTGTTCGAGGACCGAGTTCAATTCCTCGCCGCGCAGCGTGCCGGAGCCGAGGCCCTGTCCCAACTGAATGAGGGCAGCGTTCGCGGACTCCGCGCTCGCTCCCGAGAGTTGCACGGCCTGATTGACCGTCTCGGTGATCGAAAGAATTTCCTTCGAGTTTAGATTCGACCCCTTGACCGCATTCGCGACCCGGACGTAGAGGTTTGCCGTCTCCTCAAGGCCTGAGCGAGTGCGCTGCGAAATCTGAAACAGTTCCTCCTGAGCCGCCTTCGCGTCCTCGGTCGAAGCCGAGACGAGCTTGATGCGGGCGGAAATGAGCGTCATTCCGTCCGCGGTTTGAATGAGTTGCTTGACGAGGAGGAAGCCGCCGAAGGTCGCAATCATGCCCTTCAAGGCCGTCGTCGCCCGGGCCGTCGCCGCCTTGAAACGATCCATGCCGGCCGCAGCCTGCGCGCCCGTCTTCTCCGCGGTCCCGGCAACGCGGGAGAGGTCGCCCGAGAGTTTTTGCAGGGCGGCCTTAATTTCCGCCATGTCGGCGGAGATTCGGATTTGAAGCTCGGGGGTACTCATTCGTCGGCCTTCAATAGCGCTCGCGTGTAGGACTGAAACCCGGCTCGGTCGGCCTGCGCCGCCCGTGCCGAAACTGCCGCCGCGAGGGCCGCCCGACGGTTCGCTCGCTCAATCGCCGCGAGATACCCCCGCACTTGAGCGAGAGAGTATTCGCGGACGTCGTCGAGCCGGTGCCCGGCCCCGATTAGCGCTTGGAGGACGTCGAACCATCCCCAAGGCTCGCCAGAGTCTCCGCCAGTTTCGGCGCGGCCTGCGGCATCCGCCGGCGAAAAAAATCGACGTTGACCGAAAGAATGTCCGCAATGAGTCCCATGAACTCGTCGAGTTCGGCCTCGCGGATTTCCGTCTCGGGGATGCCCGGGGCGGCAATCGCGCAAGCCGCAATGAGAGCCTCGCCATGCGCTCCGATGAGCGAGACGATATCCATGTCGCCCCATCCCGCCGAAGACGCGGGGATTGAGGACAGGATCGGCCCGACGGCCTTCGCGAAGCCGGGTATCTGCCCGACCTTGAGGGGGCGGATGACGACTTCGCGGTCCCGCCATTTGTGAGGGATCGCGAGCGAGGGGGCGATTGCTTCGAATTCTTTCGGGTCGGCTGCCATTCTCGGGGGCCTCTCGTAGGGTTTGGGGACCGCGGTTTCCCGCGGCCCCCTAGCCTACCGGAGACTAGCTCGCGATTGCGACCCGGAAATACTGCGAAATGCCGCCGACCTTCGACGTGTCCTTGAGGACCTTGCCCGTCACTTCGAGGGCGGCATACTCGTCGCCGATGAAGGACAGGTTTCGCGCCGCGCCGATGCGGCCGCGATAGACCTCAATGATGGTCGCCTTGCCGGAGCGGGCCTCGTTCAGGCCGCCGAAAAGCATGCGGTATTCCTT